GTCCTGGACGGCGGTGTCGGTGGCAGCCTGCGCCTTAAACAGCGCCTCGTTGCTCCGGTCCACCTCGTTCTCCATGCCCTGCTTCAGGAACTCGTCGTAGTTGTCCAGCACGTTCTGGGCCACGCCGTCCCAGGTTTCCACCTCAACGTGGTACTCATCGTACTGGAACCCCTGAAAGTCGTCCTTCTCATAAGGCTCGACGTTCTGAAAGAGCCGAACAAGGCTCCGATTAGTCCCCGGAATCTGCTCCACCGTAAAGCGGCCCGGATCGACCATTCCTTGTACCTTCATGGTAACACTCCTTTCATGCCGCCACATAAGGCGGATATAATGCTTGCAGCCGCCTGGTTTCTTTTCGGACGACCTTCTTCAAATCAAACATTGTCTTTGGCTGATAGTACCGCTCCATAATTTTATGGCTGTTGCATTTACGGAGCTGCCCCAGCCGCGAGATCAGCCCGGATGCTCTCTTAAACGAGATAACCCGATTCCGATCCCGTCGATAGTAATAGGTGTGTAGGCCCTGCTTCAGCCGGAACAGATTGTGTTTTCGCAGAATTGTGTAACCGTGACCAAACCGGTAGCCTAATGCCGACGGCATCCTCGGCCGGCGATGACGCTGCTTTTTCTCCGGCAGCATCTCATGCGCCTTGGCCACCAGCGGCGTAAAGCCCACCCGGAAGATCTGCCATGTTCCCTTCAGCTTCAGCCCGACCGCCGCAAGCCATGTGTTCATATCTGCCAGCAGCTTCCTCAACTTTCGCTTGTTGGAGCCGAAGATGGTGAAGTTGTCCATCTGCCGCAGATAATGGATCACGCCATACTTCTTGTCGTGGATCATCAGATCCAGCGGCTGAAGGGTCAGATGCAGGAACCAGGCGGAGAAGAATGCACCGATCAGCACGCCGTATTCCATCATGGCGTCGCACAACCAGAGGGTTTCCTGATCCTTGAACAGCCGCTTCAGTGCGTTGATGACATAGACCGGATCGAGCTCCTCGAAGCAGTGGTAAATATCGCATTCCAGCGAGTATTTGGTGCCATGCGGATCATTCTTCATCCATTTCTTGATGGTTTTCACACCGTAGGAATTACCTCGGCCAGGAACACTTGCGATGCAGTAACGGTCCATTCCTCGCATGATGTGTGGGATCATGACCTGCAAGGCCGCGTGGTGGACGCACTGGTCCGGCCATAACAGAGGTTCGTTAATGTCTCGCCATTTCCCTCGCCCGCCATCGGCATTTCGGTCCCAGCGCCGTCTCTTTATAGGTTTGTTCATATGTGCGTCTCCACTCACCAGGTCTTGGATGAACTGGTCCAGCTTCTCCACATAGTCATCCAGATGCGCCTCGATCTCCAGAACTTTCTTGTTCAGGCTGTGGTCTCCATTTCTCCGGTGACTCGCACAGACTTCTTGGATCGCAAGGCGCAAATTATCCTTGGAGCGGATTTGTTGGTAAACTCTAACTCGTTTCATCAGGGTTACATTTTCCTCCTTGTAGCCTCACAACTGTTCCAGCGCCGCGGGTAGTTCCGAGGCGAGACCCGGCCCGAAGTGTACTAGGCTGTGTCCTGTCGGCTCATCTTCAGCAAGTGCTGTGCGGTCAACCGTGCGATATAGAAAGGGAGAGGACCCCTTACTACCAAATGGAGGGTTAGCCTATGGCTTATCAAGGATGCGACAGCCGATGTTGTCGTTGGTGTTCGACGCACTGTTGTAGTTGACGTAGAACGGCCCGTGATTCAGGTTCTGGTTATAGTTACCGCCGTGGTGCAGGCACGGGTTACTACCGTTGAAATTCCAGTTATCCGGGACATCGTCTGCTGCACGGTCGACCCCCACGCTTCTCTCACAGAGAGAAAGCGATTATTTTGAATTTTCGTAAACGGGAATGCGGGGGAAGGGACTGCGGTCCCCTCACCCCTGCACCCCTACCTCCACAGGGGAGTTAGTCACGCCGCCTTCGGCGGGCGTTCCTGGAGGCGACAGCCGACGCTGGCGTTGGTGACCGACGCACTGTTGTAGCCGACGCAGAACGGCCCGCGATCCAGGTCCTGGTAATAGTAACCGCCGCGGCGCAGGCACGGGCCACTACCGTTGAAACTCCAGTAATCCGGGACATACATACTGTCGCTGCCGGACGATGCACACGGATACAGCGCCCATTCCAGACCACTTTGTGTCGGGATTGCCATATCGTTCGGATAACCGCTCGAAGGCATAGAGCCGATCAGAGTACCATTTGCGGAATCACTGAACTGGTTGGGATTCAGGATGACATTCAGGCCATTGCTGTTGTAGTAACAGCCGTCCATCCAGTCATAGACATTGTCCCACCAGCCCTCGATGTTGCGGTACTGAGTATACCCGTAAGTATCCCGGTTGGCCGCCGTGGTGCCGGTGTGGTACTGCATAGCATCCGTCTTACCGTTGTTCTCCTTGGAACCGCTGGCGGAACAGCCCCGACCGATCCGCTTCTGACCATCCCAATCGGCGAACTCCACTAAGAAGAGCATCCCGACATACCACATCTGAGCGAAGTCGATCTGCCAGAAGTTGGAGCCCAAGTTGTGAATACTGGTACGGGCCGCACTCCGGGTAATACTCACCTGCTGAGCCTTGTTGGTCTCCGACTTGTAGGTGCCGGAGGCACAGTGATAACGGCCGATGTAGGAGAAGTCCAGTTCGCCAAGCCCGTCGCCGCGGTTCATGTTCACCGGGTCCACATGGAAGCCCTCAACGGGCCCATCCGCAACCTGGAGCTTCAGCTTCTTTCCCGTCTTGGTCCATTTGAACCAATACTTGGGCTCCTTGACTTCCACGCCGCCAGCCCGGGTCTCCTTGACCATCCCGGCCCAGGGCATCAGGTTATCAAAGGGAGAGGAGCCATTGCCGTTGTTTACGGCCGGATTGGGATCGGCAAAGCTGGCCGCAGCGTCGGTACGGGTGCCCTTGGTCGGGCCGCTGCTCGTCCAGTCCCACTCCACGCCGTAGATGGTAACGAACTGGGCGTTCACAGTCCCCGTCTTATTGGCGGGGGCCAGATAATTGCTGTCCTCGGCCACCTTGAACGTAATAGTGGCGGTTCCGGTAGTGTCGTTCACACTGTTGATCGTCACCTCGCCGGTGGCCTGGTTGATGGTGCCCACCGTCGCGACACCGGTGTTGCTGGACGTAGCAGAAATGACGCCGCTGCCTTTCCGGTTTACAGTAAACTTTCCGCTCTTGGCGCGGCTCTTCAGTGTCAGAGACGTGGGGCTGATGCTCATGGTATTGTCACCCTTGGCAATCCCCCAGGTCGCTGTCTTGGGCCCGGTGTCTCCATCCGGCCACTGCCAGTTTGCGGTAGGCGTGAACGAGGCGGTATAGGCCGTCCCAGCGTTGATCTGGGCTTCCACACTCAGCGTCATCTTTGTGGTGTCGTAGTTGGTATCCCAGGTCGGAGTCTTGGGGTTGCCGTCATACTTGGGCATACCGCTCTGGGCAGGGACGGCGGCGATGGTAGCCCGGCCGATGACCCACTTGATGGTCTTGTTGGCTGTGGTGCCATCCGACCACATTCCTTGCAGAAGGGAGAATGTGGCAGAGTGCTCGCCGGCATCAGTAGCGGGTGTAACAGACACGGTGCAGTTCTCCGTATCAAAGTTGTCCCACTGAGGCGTCTGAGCAGCCCCAGTATAGGTGAGAGAACCAGCTTGTGACGGAATAGGCACGATGACGCTGGTGATCGTCCAGGTGGCGGTCTTCATGCCGGTGCTGCCGTCCCACCACTTGTAGTTATCAGTCGGAGTGAATTCGGCAGTATAGTTACCGGCCTCGGTTCCGAACCGGTCGCCGCCGATAGTAAGCTGACCCACGACATACCCGTCCCATGTGGGGGACTTGGGGGTGCCGTCGGCGGCCAGCACGTTGCTCTGGGTGGGCAGAGCGGCAATCACCGCCCGGTCAATGACCCAGTCCACCGTGACTTCGCTGGCGCCGTTGGGGAACAAATATCCGTAGACCAGCGTAAACTTGGCAGTGTAAGTCCCGGCGTTGATCCCGTCCGTCGTTCCGCTCACCGCCATTTTGACGGAATCGTATCCGTTCCAGGTAGGAGACTTGCTCGTGCCGTCATAGCTTGGCGCATCCTTCTGGGTGGGGACAGCCACCTCGATAGCGTTGACCGTCACGTTCAGGCTGGTGGATTTGGTCACACCTTCGTAGGTGTAAGACAGCTCGACAGCCTGCGAACCAAGGGTGGAGAATGCGGTGCTGGGGTAGGTATACCCCGTGACGCCAGAGGTGGAGCCGTCCGAGAACGTGGCGGTAACGGCCATGCCGTTGGGGTCAAAGCTTTCCAGATAGTCGTAGACCATCTTGGTCGGATTGGTGGTAACTTCGATGCCCACCAGAACCTTTTCCACCGTCACAGGAGTGCTCGCCGTCTTGGTGGCCCGGCCCTCCGTATAGGTGATGGTGACCTCAGTCGTACCGTCGGTCAGGACGGAGGGGGACACGGTGTATCCGGTCACATCCGAAGTGATGCCATAGCCATAGCCAGCAGTGACGACCATACCAGTGGGATCAAAGCTCTCTCCGGATTTGTAAGTTGTCTTGATAGGGGGTTTGGTGATGGTCAGGCTCTCCAGCTTGAGGGAGCCACTTCCGCCACCACCGCCGGTCAGGTTAAAAACCTTTCCGACATTGGGGTTGTCACTCATTCTGTCTCGACCTCCAGTCGAAGAATATTCACGGTGAGATCAATGTCAGGCGTGACTTCGCACCGGAACATGATCTCGCCATCCTTTACGACATTATCCGCTTTGATGCCAGTATCGCTGCAATCCATGTAGCAGTCGGCATCTCCGCAGACAAAGTAGCAGTAGCCGCTGTTCGCCAAGAGGGACCCATGTTCGATCTTCTGTGCTCTGCCGCTCCAATTAGCAGCCGGCAGAGTGACCGTGATGAGATGCCCATAACCATCGGCAACCAGTGCCGCCAGGGCGGCGATACGGGCGGCAGAATCGGCCTTTGCTCTGAGAGCCAGCAATTTAAGCTGCTCAACAGTGCTGATTTTCTTCTCTGCCATGCGTTATCTTCCTTTCAAATGGGAAAGGGGGACGGAGAAACATCCCCATCCCCCTCTCAGATTGGTCAGGGCTCGCTGACCTCAGGCTCAGTGGTGCCGAAGACCTCGTCCAGCATAGTGGTGACCTCAGCGTCGGTGGCCATCTCGATACCGGCCAGCTTGGCCTTCTCATCGTCGGTGTAATCATTGGCCGACAGACCCTTGCCGGTCTCCTTCTGAACGTAACCGCTCAGATCCACCTTGGTGTTGCCCACATGCTCCACAGCGCCGTTCAGCACCATGTACTCGTCGTACACGTCGTCGGCATCGGAGCCGGTCTTGGGCACCATGTAGAGGTACTGGTCGGCATCATCGGCGGCCAGGTCGATGGCATCCACGCCGGTGACGATCTTCCGCTTCAGATGGTCGGCGGCGGCCACGGCAGCGGCAATGGAAGTGCCGATGTCCACGGCTTTGTCGGTAATTTCCAGGGGAGTACCGTTGTTCTTAACGGCGGTGATAACGTTGGGCTCGCCGCCCTCGGCAACCAAAGTATCCACCCGACCGGACAGAGTCGTCACCTTGGCATCAACGGCCTTGATTTCGGTGTTCGTGCGCTGCGCCAGCATCTTCAGCTGGTCAAGAGTAGTGTGCTTAGACATATTTATGTCCCCCTTAATAATATTTGTTTACGGCTGTTTGCCGAAAACATCATTGAGAATATCCTCCACCTCTTTGTCGGTAGCGGTATTATCCGGTCCCTCTTCGGGATCAGACGGGCTTCCGGGTGATCAGAAAGTCCCATTCAGCATGGAGCCGACTTCTTCGTCAGTTGCAGTCTCGCAGGCACTGTCTTTGATTTCTTTGAAAACCTCAGCCAGTGTCTTACCCTCAAAACCGGCTGCTGCAAGATCTCCGATAGCAGCCATGATTTCAGAGTAAATATCATCGGGAGATGGAGAAGAACTGCCCATGTTCATGGTGGCATCCGGGATAATCATGCTGGCCAAACACCAGATGGTGCCCTTACGCTCATCTCCATTCACACCGTAAATGCCGATTTGGAGCTTTACGCTTCCGTGCTTCAGACATTCGGCGGGGATGGTACAGCGGTCCTCCGTCAAAGCAACAATGACACTGGCAGGGCCGGCCTCAAAGATGACTGTCTTGGAATATCCGTCCCAGCACTTGTCGAAGTTGAACTCCACATTATAGGTCTTTTTGGAATTCTGCCGGAGCGTATCATCCTCAACCATAACCGCCCACGTATCCATGACGTTAATTTTCAAGTCTCACACCTCCTTCATCAGGGTGTTCCATTGGCAGACAGCTCAAAGCGAATCACGTTCACCGTGATGTCCTCCGATGGGTCGGTATCGTTTTTGAACGTAATAAAGCCAGTCGTGGTGATATCTCTGGGCTGCACTCCGCATTCCAGATATTCCTCACGGCTGGCTTCGTCTGCGCTGACGAAATACTTGTGGGTTGACAGGGCCATTAGGCGGCTGTCTGCGATTGTGATTTCTCCGTTGACCCATCCCGAGGCGGGAAGAACCAAATCGAACCAGATGCCAAGCACATCGCCTGCACCGGTTCCGTTTCGTCCGTTGTATACGGAGATGCTGTAGGTCGTCCCATCCGTTGTGGTCACGGTATAGATATCGGTGGTACCAGGTGTATGGTCACCTTTGGTAAGCTGAATGTCCTTGATTCCGTTACCGGTAGGGCCTACCAAATCGCAGCCGATTCCGCTGTCGATGTATTTTTGCTGAGCAGCGTCCCAAATCCACCAGGTTCTATCCTGCGGCTTGGGCGGCTTTCCGCTGTACTGCTGAGCAGAGAGAGCGCTTGCAGCGGCTGCTGTTTCAGATACCTTTGCCTTGTCTTTGGCATCCTCCGCATCAGCCTTTGCTGTTTCAGCGGCCGTCTTAGCCGCCTGAGCAGCCAGTTTCGCTGCTTCTGCGTCACCCTTAGCGAACTCTGCGGCGGTCTTTGCTACCAGAGCGGCATTTTCCGAAAGCTTTGCCGCATTTTGACTGGCGAGAGCGTCATCCCTCGCAGCCTCAGCGTCATCCTTGGCAGCTTCTGCGGCATTCTTATCCGCTGTAGCCTGAGCACCCAATGTCTCCACATCTGAGCGGATCGTCTTAGTCCGTTCCTCAGCGGCTTTCGCCTCGGCCTCACTCTGAGCGGCAGCCGATTGTGAGTCAGCGGCCTCATTGGCTTTTTGGGTGGCGATAGCCTCGGAATTTGCGGCCGCCGTTTCAGAAGCTTTTGCCCCTGCTGCGGCAGTGGTAGCCTCAGTAGCCTTACTGATGGCATTCAACTCCGACGCCTTAGCACCGGTCTCGGAAGCCTTGGCCCGGTCAGCGGAACTCAGCGCCTCTCCGGCCTTTTTTGTTGCAGTGTCAGCGTGACCTTTAGCTGTGTCTGCGGAGACCTTTGCAGAGTCCTTGGCAGTAGCGGCAAACTGCATGGCGTTGGATGACTCCGTATTCATAGCAGCCAAGGCATCATGGATGGAGCCGCGCACCTCTTCACCATAGACGGCGGCCATGATCTTTTGCAGATAGGTGCTGATATTAGCCAATGAAAATCACCTCTAATCTTCCAGCATCCAATCAATACCCAGAACTTCCTCACCAGTGAGACAGCCGATGATATCTTCGTATTTAGCCATCATAATCTCGACCTCATGCTCCATCTCATTGAATGGGGCCATCTCGTCGCAGAACAGCTTGAAGTTGGGGGAATCGACCTTGATGCCGATGATAGGCTGACCACGCTTGTCTTTTGTCTCCTCGCCATACTTTTCCACAAGACTGTTGCGAAATGCCTCATATTCCGTAAGGCATTCGGCAAGGATACGATAGTTTCTGGCGGCCACATATCCAATCTTATCCCGATGAGACAAAATCGGCTTAAGCTGACTCAGCATGACCGCCATTTGGGAATTTTTCAGTTTTTTCTTCATCATTCTCCTCCTATATCCAGACCTCTGACCGTTGCTCCACTAAAGTCAACAATGCCATCGAAGTAGACGATACCGCCATTTCGCCGACCAATCGTAATGTAACCGCCGGCAGGGCTGTAAATGTCTATATAAGGAGCGTCGCCCTCGAAGTAGTCGATAGCAAACATGTGATAACGGCTGCTTCCATACGGACCATAGAGATTAAAGCTCCCAGAACTGCTCCCGGCGATAACATTGAACTCACCGCCATAGAACTCTCCGCCCTCAATGACCGGCGACCGAATCGTTGTCGAGTCAATATAGGTGGAACGGATATAACTGGGCATTTCGATGGAGTCTGCCAAACGGTACGCCTGATTTGCTCTGGCATACGCAGCATCAGCAGCATCGTAGGCATCGGCAGCATCTGAAAGTGCTCTGTTCGCCTGACTATTGGCTGTTTGAGCAAGGGAATAAGCGGGGTTGTAATTCAGATTTTGATTGCTAACAGCGGCCCAGTTGATGGTACTTCCGGCTCCCATGGTAATGTTTCCGTTGATGGTGATAACTCCGGTCGAGCTCACTGCAAAAGTGATTTCTCCGGTGTTCCTGTTTCGGATGGTAATGCCATAAAGGTCGAGATAGTCTGAAGAGAACTTATCTCCGCTCATCATGCTCCGGCCATAGCGGTCAAGAAAGTCAGATGCCTGCACAACACCCTTGAAGTCACCGCTTGCCGCTACAAGCTGACCGCCAAAAGTTCCGGTTGCTCCGGAAAGTGTGCCTGCAAAAGTCCCTCGGCGAGCAAACAGGTTACCATTTTCGTCGACTGTGAAATTTCCGTTGCCGATGTTGATGGAGCCTTTTTTCATAGTCAGTTTGCCAGTCTCAAAGTCAAGGCTGAAGTTTCCGCCGTAGTCTTTGAGGACCCCGGCCCTGATTACATCTGCATTGAGCACACCAGTGGTGATGTAGTCAGCCACGATGGAACCGTCCATTGTGATGGCCAGCCCAAAGGTCTTACCCCCATCGTTGGAGTAGCCAAGACCGTTCATGTTCCACTTCCACAACTTATCGGCCTTCTTGTAATCCCGAACATTCGAGATATAAAGTGTCTCCGAGCCGTACTGGTCTTTAGTGATGGTGATGTAACCAGTTGTGGCCATGTTCATGATTTGAGTCGCATTTTCCTTAGCTTCTTTGAGAATGGAATGGGCTTTCGGGAGCCCCTCGATCTTCTGCAAGATAGCGGCACTGGTTTGGTTGTTTACACTGGTGAGACTTGTTTTGACGCTATCACCGAGCGTGAATTGAGTCTGCTCCGGATTGTCCAACGGGATTTCCAACTTTTTAACTGGAAACATCCGATCCAACCCGTGCGGTCTGGAAATTACCCGAATCTCGTCCAGAAGCTTTACTGCTTCCGTATTGATATCCAGATAGTGTAGATCCAGCGCGCTCAACTCTAACTCCAAGTTATCAAACTGTAGATCGGTCAAATACGTCTTAGCTTTCTCAAGCAGAACCGCCGGATCACTGACATCATCCCATGTGACAGTTTTCTCGATCCAGCCATATGCAGCCACAGCCTCATTGGACTGAACATACATACTGCCTTGATTCACACTTTCCACAGTCAGATAGGCGTCAAGAGCTTCAATGGGGCTGTCATCAAGCCGGTTTCCGAGAGGCACAATGACGGTTGCGAACTCAGTCGAATCCCATTTACGAGTAAAGTCAATGAGATTTGACCCAAACTGAATCACCTGACTGCATGTGTCTGGATACTCTGCCAAGTAATCCAGATATCGCACCCCGTTCACTTTGCGTACTCTGAGATGGCCGCCGTACTGCTCAACCAAGGTATTGAGAATTGCCATGGTCTTCTCATAGTTCGTATAATAGGTCGGAAAATTTTTATCGACTACTGTCACAGCTCCAAGAGTGAACCGTCGATTTGGGGTCACCTTGGAATTGTGAACAGCAATCAATCGCTCCAAATATGCACGAACTGAGAGCCCACTATACTCTGCTGGAGGTTGGGAGCTGTCGTTAAAGAACGCCATTTCTCCCTCACAGTAAAGATCCCGATTGTTCCAGAAGTCCTTGTTCTCCGATAAGACACGTCCGGCCCAAATCTCTTCTCCGTCCTTCTGGACAGAAATATCCGTAATCATACGGACAATAGATGAGTAGCCAACATTCATCGGAGGGAGCTTCATTGACAGAGAACCAGCACCGTTGTCTTCCAACACCAGCTTTGGGTTCAGAACCTTCATGCTTTCGAGCACAAACACATCGCTATAGATGCAAGCGCCGTCTGCGTAAATCGAATACATTGGTTACAACCTCCCTTGCCTGAAGTCAACAGATACGGTTCCCGAACCAGAATCGCACCAAAAGTAAATGGTGGCCCCCTGGTCTCCAAAGAACACAAACTCTGGGATCTGAATAGTTCCTTCGGGGAGCAGCTTGGTTTCGTCAATTCCCAACTGCGGGTTTACAAAACGGACATGCATACCCCGGCGAGCTGTTGTGGAGACAAGAAATTTAGGACAGACAGGAGCCCGTCCAAAGAGTTTTGCGTCAAGACGCCGGGCTATTGTCGAGGTGGTCACAGAAATGTTCTTGAAAATCGCCGCTCGAATGACTCCATTTTGAAAGTTGAACGGGTCCCAAAGCCAATCGTCAATGGATGACAATACCGACCATTTGTAGGGGCCGACACTGTAATCAATGGTAATACGAGACCAGTCTTTGGGGCTTTTCCAACTGTTCACGGTGAAACGCCCTTCATAGAAATACTCAGGATCGTCCTCCAAGATAGCTCTCAGAGACTGACCATGAAGATAGTCCATGATGTCGGAGTAAACCGAGTGCCACGGAGTCTGCTCGATTCGACCAGCTTCCCATGGTTCAAATCCGTTAGGAACAATGAACTCAAAGGAACCTGTTCTGTTTTGGAAGACCGGATACCCGGTGAGGGCTTGCGACAAATCAATGACGCCGTCCCCACCGGGTATATCGATGGTCTTTACTTTTTGTGCAGGAGGGTTAAAAACAGGCCGGGAAGTAGGGATCAGATGCCAGTCATCCCATGTGTTCTTCTCGCCGAATGTAATAGAATGATACATACTAAATCCCCCTTCCCCTAAAGGCTTGTTTCTGTCCAAGAGCGGAATCCATCGGGTCAGCCAATTCACCGACCAAAGTACCAGTGTCCAAGACAACCTGCATCCGCTCCAGACGAGCTGTCATCTCTGCTATTTCACCCCGCAAAGAACGAAGTTCCTGAACAACGCCATCATTATCAACGGTGACTGTCATTCCATCCTTGTCCAAAGTAGAGTTAAATGCCAGACTGGTTTGCCCAGCAAGGGCAAGTGTTCTTGTGTACCCAAGCAGACTATCGAGTTCGCCTGCTCCTCTGGCCACATCGGTAAAGTCCAGAACCGGCCGAATAGTCGGCTGCATATCAAACTCACCATTGACCAAATCGGAAACCTTGGAGATCGCATTGGAAAGCCCATCAGTAGCGTACCCCGCCACATTAGCGGCAGCATCATAGGACTTGTTGGCGTAATCGGTTAGCCCTTTCACAAAGCCAAGCCCCGTATAGTTACCCAGCTCCTGGAACACTCTGGATGGAGAGTTGATGTCAAGCGTGTCTTTCACAGCCTTAACGCCATCCAATGCCATCTGAGTCAAAGCATTCAAGAAATTAGGCTTTTCCTCTTCAACGCCAGCTTTGATGCCGGTCACAATTTGCTTACCAGTCTCATCCCATCCGGCTTCCTTAAGAATCGCCTGAGCGGCGTCAACCATCTCTTGCGTTTCCTGTTTGGTATCCTTCTTGATAAGACCGACCTTTTCACCGAAAGCCCGGCGAAGCTCTTCCAGCTCTCTGTTGGCGTCGATGGTAACCTGGTTCATCTTGGTCTGCCAAGTAGCGCGATAGTCGTCCAGTTCCCGTTCAGCATCGACCCGAAGTTGAGCAATGTTGTTCTGAGTCTCGATTCTGAGACCTTCTAACTCGCCGACGGCCTGCTCACGAGCCTGAGTGTGCTTGATAGACCAGAGCGCGGCATACTTCTCCAATTCGGAATCACTCATGGAATTAAGGGCTTTAATCTGCGCGATTGCAGACGGTCCCATCTCCTGAAGTTCGCCAACTAACTCAGAACTCAAACCCCTCGCCGAAAGACTGCCCAAAATATCCTGCCACTCGCCAAACTCTTGTACCTGATCGGTCAGGTTCTTCATCAAGGTTTCGCCACTGACCTCTTCCCGTTCCTTAACCTCGTCAAAGAGACCGTAGGACTGGTAAAGGCTGTTGGTGCGAGATTCCAGAGAACTTTGATACTTGTCGTTCAACGATTGGATGTCAGATGCCAACTTCTCATTGACAGACTTGACCTTGTTGGCATATTCCTCTTCGAGATCCAAGCGCTTCTGATTTGCCTCGGCCTGGACACTCTGAACATCGGAAATGTACTGCTTCTGGGCCTCATAGATCTCCTGCTCAAGACGATAGACCTCACGATCCATCTTCTTTCGCTCATCAGTACCCTTTGCATACCGACTCTGTACCCGCTTATAGGCAGCGAGCTCATCGGAAAGGCTCATGCGGTTGTAATACTTCTCCTCCTCGATCCAGTCCATGGAGTGCTGATAGGACTCATCCATGAGCTGTTTACGAAGAGTGTAGACCTCACGGTCGATTTTCTTACGTTCCTCACTGCCTTCCAGGTAACGCTGTTGCATCCGCTCATACGCTTCGAGTTCTTCCTGCGTGCTGAGCTGATTATAGAATTTCTTCTCCTCAATCCAGTCGATAGATGCCTGATAAGTGGCCGCAACAAGCTCATTTTGAATTCTGTAGACCTCACGGTCAATCTTGATGCGCTCTTCACTTCCAGCCTTGTACCGCTGCTGTAAGTTCTCATAGCCAGCCAGTTCATCTTTCAGACTAAGCTCGCCATAATACTTCTTTTCCTCAGCCCACTCCTGGAATGCCTCGATTCCTTTAGAACTAACTTCAAGGACTTCGTCGATCATCTTGGAGGTCGCCTGAGAAGCGGGGACAATGCTGTTCTTGGCGCCAATGGCCAGACCTTCGCCCATGTTTTCACCCAGATGGATGAACTCACGAGAAGGAGAATGGCTGTCCAACGCCTTCTTTGCAGCGTTCAGGGCTGCCAGACCCAAACTTCTACCGGCAGCAGTAGCGCTGCTCAGCTTGGAGTTGATACCGTTGATAAAGCCCTGACCAGCATTCTTACCGGCTGTCTCGAATTGGGGTTTCAGATTGTTGAGGGTAGTGACCGCACCCGAAAGAGCCGTTTGCATTGCGCTCTTGACGGACGGAGCACTATTGCGGATGGTGGTGGCAACCCCCTTCATCAATGTCGTTACAGAGTTGTTGATTTCGGCAGCCTTCTTCGTTACGACGTCAGCCAACGATTTCATCACAGACTCCATGCCGGGCGTTGTGAGAGTTTTGCCATTTGAGATAGAGGTGCTCACAGAGTTCAACATACCCTGAACCGCTTTGTTGACTTCGGTGGTCGAATTAGAGAACGCCGAGGTAAACTCAGAAATTCCCGTGTTCGCCATAGCCTTCAATGCGTTTCCGAATGAAGTGAACCCGCTCGTATCAAGTCCCTTAACCCCCTTGGCCAGATCCACAAGAGACCACACTTGGGTGATGACCCCGGCCAGCTTTGTCAGATCAATACTGGCCACCTTAGCATAGTAATTGCTCATGTCGGCTCCAAACGAAGCAATATCTTTGCCGAAAGAAGCAAGGGTTTGGTCACCGCCAAACCACTTATCAAAGAGGCTGCTGTCAGGAAGTCCAGTAGCAAGATTAGACAAGGCCTGTGCAGCATTAGCAGATGCGGTGACGATTTCAGGTTTTACATCCTTAATGGCATTGGCGTAGGCGGATAGATCTTTGCCGAACTGGACAATTTCGCTACCAAAAGTAGCCAAACTGTTACTTCCAGTGAATACCTCTGCCAATCCTCCGCATTTGGGAAGGGTGTTGGCTAATTCCACAAGAGCCTGTCCGGCAGTTGCCGAATTCATCACAGCTCCAGCATCAATACCAGCAACAGCCGCCCCATAAGAGTTCATGGCCTGGCCGAAGGGAATGAGGGATGCGCCAAATGCCGCAAGGTCATAACTCCCTGTAAAGAACTCCATAACACCCCCGATTTGCGGAAGTGTAGTCTGAAGTTGTGCGAGGGACTGTGCTGCGATTGCCGATGCGGTGATAGATTCGGTGTTGATTTCTGCGACAGCTTCTCCATAAGATTTCATAGCTGCCCCAAACGGAACAATAGTAGCGGCAAATGTGGCAAGATCGTTGCCTCCTGTGAAGAACTCCATCACTCCACCAACTGCCGGGAGTGTAGTTTGCAGCTGAGCAAGGGATTGTGCTGCGATTGCGGAAGCAGTAATTGCTTCTGCGTTGATGTCAGCGACAGCCTCCCCATAGGATTTCATAGCTGCGCCGAAGGGAATGATACCGGCAGCGAAAGTGCCGAGATCGTT